GGTAGCCATTTCCTGCGCGGCTTGTGACCAGCGTCCTAAAAGCTGTTGGATTTGATTAGCTGGACCTTGAGATGGAGGCTGTGCTGCTCCGCCTTGAGAAGACGGAGGGGGAGGAGAACCTGCTCCTTGCGGGGGCGCTCCTCCCTGATCGGGCATTGCTTGCGGCATCGTAGCCATTGTCTACTCCGTCTATGGGTTGGCTACTGGTTATGCCTTGATTGCCAGCTTCTTGCTGTGGCGCTTACGTCCGCCCTTCTTAACGTGTGCCTTCTTGGTGCCCTTCTTGGATACGCGATGCTTCATGGTAAATCTCCTTTGTGTTTTGACAAGTTTTAAGCAAACAAAACCGGCTAGAGCCGATTCTGCTCTAGCCGGGGCTTGTTCACACCACAAGGTATGGGGCACGCGCTATGTCTTAATCAGAAATAGAACAAATGAGGGTTCTTGTCAAGCGAAATTTTAGATTTCTGCAAAGAAAAGTTGATTTTCGCTTTTTCATCCCCATTTATGGAACAAATCAGTTATCTTTATTTGATGGTTTATAATTCCTTAGTTCCAATTTTCAGCATCTCACGGATTTCGTCTGTCTTTCCTTCTGTGATTTTGGTATTCTGTTCGACATTGATTCCTTGGATATGTCCTTCATTATAAAGAACTACCATCTTTCCGTTTGTCTTGGTAGCCTTGAGAAGAGAATCAACCTGTGCTACGTCTGCTGGTAATTCAATACTCGCCTCAGTCCGAAGATAATCTTTTTGCACTTTTACTTTGATTGTCATTATTCTCCTATCTCGTTTGTTTTCTTGACGGTATCAGGATTCCTTTACCACAGTTCGTGGTGCGCCGCCAGCGCCACCTTTTTGTGAAAGTTTAGGTGAACGCTGCGCGGAAGGTGGCCTTCCACCAGCGTGTTGTCCTGCTGGGCCTTTACCACCTTTGCCGCCTTTTCCACCCTGCTCTTGATCCCCGCCCATCAATACTGATGGATCAATTCCCATTTCTTTTAATTGCATCATAGCCTTTGCTTTGGCGATTATGGACATGACCTGCAATTCAGACTCTTCGTTAAAGAACTTCTCTTTTTCGTCATTTCCTTTTGCCTCTCCCCAGTTTGGTATATCGAGCGCGGACATAATCGTACTCCATGAAAGAGGCGCTCCACTGCGCTTTAACTGTAAGAGTAACATTTGACGCTGCATAGCGGTCACTTTGAGCAGTGTGCTAGGAACAGAAACCAGTCTCAGCTTCTTAACAAAAAATTTCGCTCTGGTTAGCCTGTCATATCTCGAAGGCTCCTCTGGAGATTTTCCATTTATGATTTCATCCGGCAGATGGCTTGGAACTAGATCGTCAGGATTGTAGTCAAACATCTCCTTAGCGATATTGTCCGGTCCTACATATTCAACCAGCCTATCCGCGCTCATGTATTGAGGAATAAGGTACTTAATCCTCTCTCCGACTTTCTTATTGGCCTTCTCAATCCTCATCGCCATGCCTTTAGCGATAGGACCGATGGTTTCTAATTGCTTATCTGCTGCATCGCTGGTTAGATTGACTTTCAGATTAGCAAGGTTGCCTACATCGTTTAATCCAAGTTGAGCAAGTTCCTTGTCTCCTAAATGCTTTAGGTATTCGTAATTTACTGTTCCTACCTGTACCTCTTCGGGAAGCAGGGATTGGAAGCTCTTCTTTGGCTCTCCACCAGCTAAACCAAGCCTTACATCCGGCTCGAATATGTCAAAATGCTCAATCTTAGCACCTCCATTGTTGTCTAAATCATAGCCCATTGGAGGATTGAGACGAGCGGTAAGTACCTGATCTATAAGCCTTTCGTGTTTCCTAATCGTTGTCTCGATTGAGGCTACATCTCCTACTAATGACCTTCCTAACGCTTCCCACGCCCAATCATCTACTGTGTATTGGATAACGGGAAAGTTTGGGTCCCAGTCAAAGTTAGTACCGTCATACATCGGCTTGTCGAGTCCAGCAGATGTAATAATGAGCCGTAGGTTAGGGTAGATTCGGCAATCCTCCACCATTGCAGGGCGCATGTAAGGTTGACCATTTCTCATCCCTCCAAAGATTTCCTGTCCTAGCGCCGGAACCTTGTAATACCACGAAGTTCCAGGGTCGCCGCACTGCATCTCTTGTCCTGTGGTGTTTATCCGTATATCCCTAATAAATGTGTACCTTATCTCAGTATAGAGATTTCCGAAACTTCGGCTCTGCGACTCTCCCATCATGCCATAACGCCATGTTGCAGCAAAATCCTGCCGCTGTGCTTGAATAAACGATTTGTAGTTGTTTCTTCCTACGGTCTGTAGGTGACGCTGAAATAATGGAAACTTTGCACATGCCTCTGCGATAGGCATGTAATCGTAAACTGTGCAAGCATAGCAATCTTGTATATCATTGCTCCTTGCAGGAATCTGGACAGGGACTACATCTAATAATCCTAGCGCATCGAAAGCCATCTCCCTTGGACCAAATCCATACTGTGTCGGCCTCACTTTAGGCCACAGGTATCCTATACCCATCACGGTAGCGTATTGAAGGACTTTGAGGATTTGGTAAGGGAAGTCAGATTCTAAATAGACGCATTTTGAAACCTTTGTCAGCATCTCTGCCATCTTTTTGTAGGCAGGAACGTCAGAGCTAAATCCAGCAATTTCACGAACTTCCGCAAGAGTTTCGCAGAATTTTCGTATGTTGTATTTTAGTTGGTTTGTGACGAGGGAGCTTTTAGTTTTGTCCTCGAAAATCGCATCAAAGACACGTAGATTTTTTTTTAGATCGCGGTAGCAGGCTTGGCCTTCAAGGTATCCTTCACCCTCTTTGATCTGCTCCTCAACCCAAGCAACTTTTTCACTCGGAGAAGCCTCAAAAGGAGGTACTTGCCAATATACTGTCTCTGTCTTGCTGGAAACAGGAGTGTCTACGCTAAGATACACACTGCATCGCTTTCCTCCCGGTTCGCGCTGCATCCTCAGATGCAACTAAACGTACTATAAAGCATATTCTCCCAATCGTCTACATTTTTATATAGTTGGATTATATTTCCCCGCCTTAAAGTCTTCCATTCTTGTTTCGTAGGCTCTTCCGCACTCTGGACAATGCGCTATCATTCCAAAATACCACTGGAAACGGATTCCGCATCCTGGAGCATAAGGATGACTGAGCATAAAGGATTCTCCGTATCTTTGATTCAACTCTGCGCTGTACAACAATATCTCTTCTGCCGTCATCCCCGATCTTCCAGCATCGCAGACTCGCTCTAAGAGAATTGGTGGATAGATTTTCATTTACCTTCCTTGTTCGTATCCTTCCGCGTGTAAAAAACTTTCCCGTTCGTATTCTGTCGGAGGTCGTCTATTTGCGCTCATCTGCTCTGCTCGAAGAAGAAAATCTCGATTCAGGTTGTTCCGTGCATTTGCAATAAGAGTTCGCCTTTCACTCCTGATTTCATCCAACATTGGTACTTCGATAGAACTTCTCCGTTCCTGTTCCGCACGATGCTCAACTCGTTCCTGTCTCCTTTGCAACTCAGAAAATCTTTCAGCCTCAAAAACATTATTGCAAACAATCTTCTGAAACCCGTATGGCGCAGGAAGATGCTCTGGAAGGCCGCTCATAATCTTTCCTGATGCGTCACGGTAGAAGACAGGCTTCTTGCTTAGTTGAGCATTTATGCTTCTTCGCCCTGTCATCCAATCGCTTGCCTGTTGAGCATTTTGTTTCCTGCTGTTCAACCAGTTGCGTAGACGATTCATCCAATACTCAAAATCTTTTGGCTCTTCTGGAAAATTCATCCATTTTGTCACGCCACCAAACTTTATGGAACGGGTCCACCACCACTCGTTGTCGTGGTAGGATGCCAACTGTATAGAATGAGATGAAGCGTTTCCACTGTATGCAATCACTTGCCGATCATCTTCCGGCAACCGCTTGCCAATTTTTACCCATTTAGACATTTCTCTTTATTTCTCCTACTCTGATTTCTTCATCCATGTGGCTTCGATATGACTCTTGGGCTTTCAATCTCCTACCGCTGATCTTAATCCCCGGTATATTAATCTCCCTCCTTGTCCATCGGAAGGGATTATATCCGAAGATTTTCCAACTCTTTTCTTTCTCCTCGACCAGTTTTGGAATTATTGTCGGAGCAACCACTGCAGTAGCCGCTCCAATACCTAAGAACTTAAAGAATGATCGTCTGTTCATTGTCCCCCTCCTAGTTTCAATTGTTCTCCGCTTGCAACCTGCCTTAGTTCCGATCCTGGCACATAAAATGTTTCATATCCTTCTCCCTCTACTGCCTTCTTAAATCCTAGCAGACCAGCATTAGGAATTCCTAAGCGAAGATTCTTTGCCTTTTCGCGTTCCCAAACCTCTTCCGTCAACACTTCTCCCGTTTGATCGTCTGTAACGATTTCCCCGCGTTCCAAGGCTAGTCTAGCGGTAGGAGTGGTCATAAGGTGAACAAAGTTTTCGCTAAACTTCATCTTTTTGACCTCTTCCATAGTCGCCGTGTGGCGCTCTGGATAGGTCATGTCCGCAG